CGGAGGCCGCGCCCTGATCGCCTGTGGCGGAGGCCGCGCCCCGATCGCCTGTGGTGGAGGCCGCGCCATGATAGCCTGTGGCGGAGGCCGCGCCCTGATAGCCTGTGGTGGAGGCCGCGCCCTGATAGCCTGTGGCATGATTCTTTTTCTCTGCATTCGCGCGCTTGATCGCATCATCAAATCCGATTTGTCTCTTGACATATTCGATCTGCGCTTTCACGAGGCCAGGAACGCCGATCTCAGCTTTCAACGTCATTTTTTTCGCGACGATTTTACTATCATCCGATTCACGCTCGTCAGTTACTTCTTCGGCGTCTGCCTCAAAATATCGGCTTTTGTTCGGTGCATAGTGGTTCAGCACATCAATCGGTTGTTCGCACGCGTGCAGGCCAGCCCTGCAAAGATGCGGCTCTCCATCAAAAACAGCGGCTTCACCAAGCTTGTATTGAAACCCGCGGCACTTCATATCCTTATCCGTGCCTTTATAAACTCTCATGTTGATCCTCCTGTTTCATCTTTCCCGCCAGCCACAGCGGCGGGAACAAATAACGATCTTCGTCCTCCGGCTCGTCCGGCCCATACTCCGGCTCTGGAATGCTCAAGTACAGGTTTTCACCGTCATACGCCATTCCGGCTCACCTCCTGGCGGATCAGCGCTTCACAGAAGCTCTGAACCGTAGAATAGCCCAGCTTTTTCAGAAGCCTGTCCAGCTTCTTAGCCTGATCATCCGTCAGGCGGAAGTAATACCGGTTCGTCTTCTTCCGGCGATCTGCGCGGTTCTTGGGCGCGTCCAGCGCCTTGATCGCCGCAGCTGCCTCCGGAACAAGCTGCACGCCGTATTTCTCCGGCGCTTCGCACTGAGAAAGCAAGCATTTGTTGAACTTCGGGTAGTCGGCCCGTACCGCCTCGACACAGGCCTTTGCACCATGCCGAACGCGGGAATCCGTTAAACTTGACATAGTTCCCTTTCTGCCCTATAATAAAGGCGTCTTAAGTTTCCTTCCGGCCCTTGCCGCGTTGCCGCGCGGCAGGGGTCATTTCTTTTTCGTTCGCTCCCGGATGAGCTTGCAGGTTGCGTCCCATTGCTCAAACAGGATCTCCCAATAGATGCCGCAGGAGAATCGGCCGTCTGTGGTGCAGCCGGAGCTCCATAGCCCGCGCTCTCTGCATATCTCGCAGGGAGTCTTCAGCAGATCCGCTTCCGTCATGCCAGCCCGTACAGCAGCGCGACGAGAGCGACCAGACCGGTCAGGACGCATTCATACGTCATCTCCGCCATCCCGGCCACCGCCGACAGGATCATCGCCGCGCCGCTCACCCAAAGGCACATACCCTTCAAGATTCGCAGTGTTGCCTTCCGGGCCTCCAATTCCTCCCGCAGCCGTTCCCGGCGTTCCTCGGTCGTTTCCACGACAAGGTTTGTTCTCATGCTGTCCTCTCCTTTTTGATTTCTGTTCGTTGCTTCGCAATTCGTTGCCGCTGCTAAGCGGTGCTTTACGGGGCTTTACAGGGCTTTGCCCTTGCATTGCATTCGTTGCTGTGCCGTAGCTGCGCGTAGCCTTCGATGATTTGCCATGCCATCGCTCTGCGCTGCGACGCCATTCCGTTGCCTGTCATTGCGTCGCGTTCCGTTGCTGTGCAATGCTATTCCATTGCTGAGCGCGGCTAAACTAAGCCATTGCATTGCGTTGAGATACCAAGCGAATCGCGGCGTTGCCTTTGCACATCTACGCCTCGCTTTGCCGTTGCGCATCTGCGCCAATCGATACGAAGCAATTCCATTGCTACGCTCGGCGCTCAGTGCATAGCGAAGCCCTTGCGCTTAATCCGCCAGAACCTCGTAGGTAAATCTGCCCTTGCCGGAGTTTCGCCACTGGCCGATGCCTCTGAGCCGTCCGTAATCCAGCCATTCCAGGACGATATCCTTGTGTGCCTTTTCATCGAGCATCACGATATCAAGCTCGATGGAGCTTCCTGCCGGGATTTCCTCGGAGTTTGCGAGGCTCACGCGCTCGCCCTGTGCGGTCTGCGCACGAAGCGGCCTCTGGCATTCGCCGATCTCGCCGTTGACCTCAATGGGAATCATGCGCGGCTCTACAAAGATCAGGCCGTCGATGATCTTCTTATAGGCTTTCAGGGCGCTGGATTTCTTGGATTTCACGCGTGCCAGCATACCGCAGGCGTCTTTGAAAAAGCCTTTGACCTGATAATCGTACAGAATCGGCTGCCCGTCGGTACGCGGGAAAACGGTTTTGCCCTTTTCGGCAACAGCGTCCGCGCCGAGCGCTGCGATCTCATTCTCAATCGTGCTTGCGTCCGGGGCCTTGCTTGCGATAAAGTCCCGTGCAATGTTCTCGTTGCTCGGCCATGTGCCAAGAACCGGCTCCAAAAATGTTAATCTGACTTTCATTTGTTCCTCCTCATGCTCCGAGAAACCGCAAAAACGGCTCTCTCGGAATCTTTACTCTGTGCTTGCTTGTGCAGCAGACCGGGAAGCCCAGCTTTTCAGGCCGTTCCCTCGCCATCAAGCGAAGCCATTGCGGGGTACAGCCGAGCACCTGCGCCGCCTCGCTTGCGAGGATTGTGGGCTTTGACATTGCCCGGATATCGTCCAGCGTCATTTTCCCTCCTTTCTCGGCTTTAAAAGCTCGTCCACTGTGCAGCCGTACAGATCTGCGATTTCGTGCAGGCGCGCCGTCTTCGGATACATCTGCCCGGTTTCCCACAGATAAACGGATGCGTCTGAAACCTTTAGCGCCTTGACCACCTGTTGAACGGTCAATCCAGCGGCAAGCCTCGCTTCCTTAAAACCCATGCCTTTACATACCTCCTGTCTGTGAATACTAAGTTTTTCTTGACAACTTAGTGAATTGTGTTATTATGAAAGTACCACCTATCATTATTAAACAATCCGATAAGCTGTCCGGGGCGGTGTTCTTTTCACGCCTCATAAGCCGAGGCATGAATCATGTGCAAGTCGTTCAGAGAAAGAATCAGGTTGTTTCTCAATCGGAATAAGCGCTACAAGTCCATAGAAGAAAACGGTCTAAATGTGCTTGTCGAAACCGAAGGCTCGAAAGCACGCACGGAGAAAAGGCGGTTTCTTATCAACATGTTTTTCACCGTCGTATCTGCCGTCGCCGCAGTCGCTGCCGCGATATTTGCCGCCCTTACTTACATCAACTCGTAACGGAAGGCAATGACCGCACGCGCAATGGAACGTACCGAACTGGTCATATCCGCAGTCTGAACCAACAATCTGAAATCCCCATATATACTTGTCTTTCTTCACGCCATCACCTCACTTGTAAGTTCCGCCCTAACAAAAACTATTATAACTAAGTTTACTAAGAATGTCAACAAAAACTTAGTTGTAATAGTACTGCATTTTGAACAATTATTTATTGACTAATATGGACACAATAGACAAAATCAATTATTACTTGACCAAGAGCAAAAAGACCGGCGCTGACTTGTGCGAATTTCTCGGTGCATCTAGTGGCGTTTATAGTCAGTGGAACACTAGGAGAACAAAGCCGAGAAAGGGCAAGCTCCCGGCTATCGCAGAATTTCTCGGTGTATCAGTTGCAGACTTGCTGCCGGACAAGGACCCGTCTGCGGGCATAAAAAAAGACCCCATCCCGAAGGATGGGGCGGAAGATAGCGAAACCGCAGAACTCCGTGAAATTTGGAGTTCTGCGGATGAAAATGAGCGCCGTGATTTGCTCGAAATGGCACGTATGCTAAAGAGCCGGAGAAAGCAGAATGGATGATGCAAGCAACCTTCCGTTTTCGGAAATCGAGTTGAACAAAGATGAAAGAAAAATGCTTAAAGCGTTGGCAGATAGCAGAATATTTGCGACGGATGATATTTTCCAGACCGCAAATAGGCTGAAACATTTTGGACTTGCAAATCTGCACCCAATCCCCAGCAAAGATGGTGTCCATGTGTTATCGTTTGGCGCGTCCTGCGCAATTGAAATAGAAGAACGCGGGAAGGACTACTTGGCGTATATTGATCAGCGGAAGAAGTCCACAAAGGCTAGTCGAATCCATGACCTAGTGATTGCAGTAATCTCATTCCTGCTTGGGATGCTTACGTCTGAACATTTCTGGAATTTCCTGAACAAATGTCTGTCAGGATCCGAGGGCTAAAGTCGCTGCAAACTGCTTTAAGCTTTTTTTCGCAGACAAGCACGATGTCGCCGCCTGGGCTGGCCGCGCCGATCGCGTGTTCGCACATCCGGCACGCTTCTCCGCACTCATCTTTTGTAGAAATTTCAGTCCTGATTCTGCACAACTGCAGCATAATATTATCGTACTTTTCCTTGCTCAGAAACATTGTTTCGCTCCTTTCATATTCTAATTAGTTCTCGTTTTTCCTCTGATGTAAGTTCCATTAAATACTGAAAGCCAATATCAGCGGGCGCAATTTCTTCACCCTTATTATAGCACAGATCATCCTGAATACAAAGCATTTTGCGCCCTCCTTTTCTTAACTTCCAAATTCTATCGTTTCTTTTTGTGCAGTTTTGACCTTGAGCCTGTAAAACTCTGGTGATAAAATTATAGTACATTACAAAACCGGGAGTACTATGACTAGTGCAGGATCCTCGGCTCCCGCCGCTCGTCCTGCTCCCGGCCTACGTCCGCGACGCAGGCAAACAGGAGCGGAATGCCCTTGATGTAGTCCACGCTGACGCTATGCACATCTGTCAGCTTCGCACCGTCTACTGTTACGTCCACTTTCCCGTTGTTTACCCGGATGTTGATGCACTCCATATTTTTTCCTCCTGTCATTTATTATAGAACGGTTGTTCTAAAAATCAACATGGTATTATGAACAAACAGACCGCGTTATTTTTGGGGATCAGGAATCCGATGGTGTACAGTTTATGGGACTGATGATTTGATATAATATTCGGTTTGACCGGCCCCATCGTATCTGGAACATACGGTGGGGCCATTTCAGCAGATGCCGGATTCAGGAACTATCTGCTACGTTTTTATTGTACCAGATAATGTTTGTAAGAAAAGCCCGAGTTTTGCGTTTTCTTCTCATAGTTTGCGTTTTCACACGGAAAATGTAAGAAATAACAATACAATCTGCGATTGGAGGCGCACCGATGTCCGCAATACAGGAACTCGCGCCGTTTATCGGCGCGTATCATGGGAAAATCAGAAATGCGAAAGATCACAGCGGAATGACTCTGGAGGAGCTGTCGGAAAAGTCCGGAGTTTCCTTCTCCACCGTGAGCCGATTATATGCCGGAACACAAGCGGATCCACGGCTTTATAACTCGGCCGCAATATGTAAAGCGCTTGGTCTGTCGCTCGACGAGCTGTTCGGCCTTGAGAATCCCGTCGGAAGCCCGGAAAATCTGACCAAGCAGATCCATCGTGTCGAGCTTGAAAACGCCAAGCTGGAGGCAGCAGCAGCCCTACAGAGCGCGCAGATAAGGTCTACACATACAATGTGTTACGTTCTCGCCCTATTTTGTTTGCTTCTCTCCTTTACCCTGATTGCCTGCCTTGTAACGGATGCGCAGAGTCGGAACGCAGGCCTCATTCGAGATGGAGACTTGTCCGTAACCGCATGGGCGTGTATCGCCCTGATCGTAGGTTCAGTTCTGGCTTCGGCAATTACTTTCTACGCGATCCGAAAAGAACGTGGAGGGAAACATGGAGTGCATCAAGTGTAAAAAAGAAATTCCAGACGGCGCGCCCTACTGTTGCTGGTGCGGGAAAAAACAGGAAGCGCGGCGAAGCCGGACGCGCGGGAACGGGCAAGGAAGCGCTTACCAGCGAGGGAAGACGTGGACGGCGCGTTGGACAGAAAGAACTTACCTAGACGAGAACGACAAGCTTCGGCAAAAGATGCGAACAAAAGGCGGGTTTACATCAAAGCGCGCCGCCCTCCAATATGCCGCAAACCCTCCGAAGGAAGAGCAGCGAAGCCCCACTCTCAGAGAATACTACAAAACATATCTGCGTGGGGATTATCTATCCTTATCGGCTGATCGTCAGGGCGCGGCGGAAAAGGCATTCGAGCGCATGAGAGAAATCGCCGACCGTGAGATCGACGCGCTTACCATCGCGCAGATACAGGATGTTATCGACCGCAACGCCAGCACCTATTACACGCGGAAAGATATGAAAACTGTCCTCTCCCACTGTTATAACCTCGCAATTGCAGAAAAGCAAACAACCGTGAATCTTGCAAAGTACATAAAGCTTCCGGAATTGGAAGAGAAGTCGCCGGAACCGTTTACCGACGCCGACGTAAAAAAGCTATGGGAAGCGTATGCAAAAGACCACTTCGTTGGGTTTATTTTAACGATGATTTATACCGGCATGATGCCCGGTGAGCTTCTGAAACTCAAGAAAGATATGATTGACTTTGAAAAGAATGAGATCGTCCGAGGCGGCATAAAGACAAAGAAGCGGAAGGAAACGCCTATGGTCTTCCCGGATTTCGTTGCGCCGGTGCTGCATGAACTATGCGAAGAAAGCAAATCGCGCGTCGGAAATATCTGCTGCATAAACAAAGATAATTTTTACAAGAGATATTATGAGTGTTTGGAGCTTGCCGGAGTGCAAAAGCTACCACCTTACTCATGCCGCCATACAACCGCTACAGCCCTCGCGATGAAAAACATTGATCCGTTTACGATCAAGGAAATCATGCGCCACACGAAGATAACCACTACCCAACGGTATGTACATCCGGACATGAAAGGCATGGTCGATGCCGTAAATCAGTTGCAAAACGACTCGCCAGAGTGAATTCTGTATGCTACAAAATATGTTACAAACGCCAATTTCCCCAGTGTTTTCAATGGGTTTTTCTCCCCTATTTTTTTGCTACATGGACTTTATTTTCCGAAGCATAGAATCATAGACTTTTCGGTTCACAAGCGATAATGTGTCCATAAGTTCATCAACGACCGCCCAAGCCTTTGCCGGGTCTTTCCCAGCTACCGCAAGCAAAAACTCACTGTCCCCGTACTCGCCCACGGTAGCCGGTTCTGCGGTCACAGGGGCGGGAGCGCCGGAGTAGTAACCCACATACCTACCGCCGTCGCCCCGTTCCTCTTCCTGCATCTGCTTGCGGATCACGTACAGATCCGCAAGCTTAGCGTAATTCTTATAGTCGGATTCCTCATATTCCAGGCGAGCAATCTCTTTCCGGATTTCGGCTGCATCCAACATATTGCGCTCTCCTTATGCCCGCTCGATCTGCTCCATGCAGCGGCGGATCGCGTCACGGGTTTTATCGTCGTCCGCGTCGCGCATCATATCCTCCAGCTGCGCATGCATATGCTCGCGGGCGTCTGTGCGGCTGTAGCGGCCCATTGCGTCGCGGCGGCGCCCACGGTATGAACTTCCGCGTCCATATGTGCCGCGCATATCCGCTTCCCACTCGCCGTCGCGGGAATAGCCGCCGTCTTCAGCCGTCTCGATCTTGTAGGTATTCTTGATGGAGCTTGTCAGCTTCTGGATCGCGTCCAGATCGCCCGCAGACATTTCGCGCTTGTCGGCGATTTCGTCCAGCTCTTTGCAGAGCATTTCACGCAGGTTTCTCAAATCGTACATATTGCATCCTCCTTTCACGATACGCGCTCGACGATCATATTGCTATTTGCGAAACTTACTGCCTGCGCGCTGGTGTTCTTCGCCGCTACAGTCATGCAGCAGCCACGCGGGACTTCCACGAATGTGGAAACGAAGATGTTGAAATAGTTCTCAACAGCCGCAGGGGTTACGGTCGCTGTGGCGCTGCTCAGAGGTTCGCCGTTGATTGCGAGCGCAGCGGTAATGGCACCTACTGTTCCGCCTGTAGGTACGGCGATATTCGCGCCAAAGGATACGCGGAACTTCGCCTTGCATTGCTGCGTAAGCCCGCGCAGCGTAACGAGCCCGCTTCCTTCGCGATGTACGATGCACGGCTTTCCGCAAGCTGCCGTGGAGATCAGAGGGACGTTCTGCCCGGCGGCGACGCCGACGACGTTGGAATTTGTAAACTCAGCCAATCCCAAACACCCCGCTTCCCGAATTGCCTGCTTTGCAGTAGTTCAAAATCGGCTCCATCGCCGTCTTCATCGCCTCTGCGCAGCTCGGCTGCTCCATTTCGTCCACCGTTTTCAGGATACAGGCGTATGTATAGAGATCCGTGATGTTCATCTTGTACAGATCCACGCCCATCAGGTGATCGATGAATTTCTTCTTGAGTTCCTTATATGTTGCCATAAAATCATTCCTTTCATAAAAAATACAGCGGCGGGACGATTGCCCCGCCGCGTTGCTATCGAGTATCGGCAATGGGGGCCGACCATTTTCGTGAGGCCACGAAAAAGCTCTACGATGTGGAGTTGTTACGCGCAGTTGCCGCAGCCGTAGTTGTAACCGCTGTTGCATCCTGCGTACTGGTACGGGGCCGGAACGCTGAATGCCGGAACAGGGCGCGGGTTGTAATATGCCAACTGCCCGCTCACATAGTTACGCAGATCGAGCGTCTGAGCGTTCTGGCTTGCCGCAAGCTGCGCAACAAAGAGCTGCTGGTTCTGCTCGGCGATCTTCGCGTCCTTCGCCGCAAGCTCCTGCGCCGTCAGACGCTGGTCGATGCTGCGGAAGCCGCAGTTCATCGCGTCGATGATGTCGCGCGTGGTGTTCTGCACGGTGTTGCGGGTGTCGCATGCCTGCGTCGCCATGTCGTAGCGCACCTGGGCGATTGAAGCGCGGTTTTCGCAGCAGCAGTTCGCCGCCTGCATCTGCATCGCGTTAAGCTGCTGCATGAGCGCCGCCTGCTGATTGCAACGGGAAAGCTCGGCGGACTGGAAGCCAGTGTTCATGTTCTGATTGACACCGGCGAAACCGTTCAGCAACGTAGTGTTCATTGCGTAAAATCCGTCGCAAAGCCCCTGCTGGGTAATTTCGCCCTTACGCTCGAGTGTGGACGCCGCGCTGTCAATCTGCCTCTGAAGCGTAGCAAAGTCACTTGCAAGAACATAGTTGTCCGCAGCGCCGCTGCCATTATTGCCGCCCCAACCGTTCCGATTCCACCCCATCAGAACAATGAAGAACAGAATAATCCACCAGCCGTTATCGCCGCCAAAGCCTCCCCATCCATTACCGTTGTTCGTGCCAGCCGGAACAACAGGCATGTTCATAGGAATACCATCGCCATTCAAACTCATAGTTTTCTCCTTTCGTAGATTTTGAAATTTATCTCAATCGTGCGCACGAATTGAAATCTAAGTTATCCAAGAAGCTGCTGAAACTGGCTTGCCACCTGTTGCAGCTGATTTAACTGCTGCTGCGATATCTGGCCCGACTGCACAAGCTTTTCAACCTCTGCTTTCGGATTCCCCTTAAATGCGCTCTGGAATTGCCGGAACTGCTGCACCAGCTGCTGAAACTGGCCGATCTGGCCGGGCATTTGCCCGCCGCCCAGAGCATTAAACAGTGGGTTCATTGTCTGCCTCCTTTGTCTTGCGCGTCGGTCTTACGCTGGGAGCCGTCAGCTTGGCTACAAGCTCGTCGAACTCCTTGCGGGTCACATATTCCTCGCTCATGTCCCTTCGGGCCGCTGTGGGCGTTATAACGGTCTGTGCGCGCTCCACAAGATCATACGTTGTCATGCTCGGCTTTCCGCTTGCATCGGCCTTTTTCACATACACGACCGGCGCGTTCATATCCCAAAGCGTTACTGCGTTGTTGGGCGCGACAATAAAGTCGTTTGCCGCCTGCTCGTTCGGGATCCAGATGATCGACTGGTTTTGCGGCTGCTGTGGCTGCGGCTGATAAGTCGGCATCTGCGGCGCGGGCTGATACTGCGGACGCATCTGCATCTGCGGCTCCTGCATCTGCGGCATGGGCGACTGATTGTAAATCGGCTGCTGATACACATACGGCTGTTGTCCAAACATCATGCTTCCTCCTTTGCCCAATAAAACAGTGGAATTTCACTCCCAGAATCCCACGTGTCAAAATACGTCCCATCCTCCACGCACACAACGTGGCTTGATAACGCCAGCACATACACGCTGCGCGGATGATCTGCGCAGAAATCCGCGACGGTATAGCAGTCCGGGCACGTGTTCGGGATTACGTTCCGGGTAAAGCCCTGCTGCCGGAGATACGCCCCCCATACACTGTTCGCGCTCGGCAGATCGCCCATAATGAGCCCCTGCAGGCACAGGCCGATATACACCTCGTCCCAGCTCTTCCCGGTCGCCTTTGCGATAGCCCGGACGGTGCAGTCCCCGACCTTCTGCCCAGCGGGATTTGGATTGAAATAAGAAAAGCCCATACCGAACACTCCTTTGATGTGTCCAGTATGGGCTTTTTTGCGTTTTGATGTGCCTCAGCTGCGTATCACTTGTGCATCATTTCCGCTCAGTTTGGAAGACTGCCGGACGCAGCCTTCATCCGCGCCATGATCTCCGGCAGGCGTCGCTGTACCGTGGCGCGGCCAAGATACAATTCTGTTGCAACGTCCACTTGCGGGAGCTTGTCCACGAAGTAAAGGTGCGCGATCTTCTCATTCTCCCGGCCAAGATTGGCCTGATAGATCACGGCCTCCATGTCCTTGCGGGTCAGGCGGCCCAGCTCCGGCGGCAGCTTGGCCCGCGCCTGCGGCGACATAGGCCCCGCCTCCTTACTTTTCCTTGTGATTCAGCACAGCGATATTGCCCTTGTTGCTCACTTCGAGATCCAGCGCTGCGGCCAGATCGCGCACCTTGACGTAGTTCGTTCCGTCTTTCAGGATGCGTTCAACGGCGACTTCCTTGCCGTCCACGATGATCTTGCTTTTTTCTACCATTTCGGTTTCCTCCTCTGCATTTTTTCCATCTTCGAGTGCCATGACCGTATGGCCCTCGCTTACCAGTACGTCGCCGCGCAGGAGATTGGCGTCCGTCGTCAGATACTTGCTGCCGGTCAGCAGCACAAAATCTCCCGTTGCTGGCCAATCGTGCAGCATGCAGTATGTCGTGCAGCTGTTGCCCTGCCGACGGTAGAGCGCTTCGACCGACGCGCAGCCTGCGGCCACGGCGCAGAGCGTCATAAGGCCGGAGCAATCCGTCTCCACGGGCTTTGTGATCTTGCTCACGTCCCACCCGACGGCTCTGGCGGCCTCATACGCCGTGTTTCGGTCGCTCATGTCGTACCCGATGTTCCGGTTTTTAATCGCCGCCTCGCACGTCTGCGCGGCCCGCTCGGCCTTTTTGCGGCTCTTGTAGCGCAGTACGCCGAGCCAGCGGCCATTGTACCAGTTGGAGATATTCAGCTCCCGCCCGTTCTGGTTGCCGGGCTGCTGGTTGCGGCCTCCGGTTTCTCCAAGACTGGCCTGCCCAATTTTGATACTCATGCCCGCTCACTCCCGTACAACTCGTGGTGCAGCTGCAGCACGGCGGCCTCGATCAGCTTGTCGATCGTTTCTACATCAAATTGAATGCCCTTCTCGGCGAGGAAGTTCACGACATACGCCTTTTTCGCCGCGCCGTCCGTCGCGGTGTACAGCTGTTCCGCCGCCTTTACGCCGATCTCAACGTAAGTGCGGAGCGTTTGCAGCTTGTCCGCGTCGATCTTGGTTTTGAGCCACGGGATCAAAAATGCCGAGACGAGCGCGCTGATGAGCGCGATCACTGCCGAGATGATCTGTGTGTAGTCCATATGTATGCTCCTTTCAATCTTTCAGCACGATCTCTGCGATGCGTGCTGCCGCTTCCGGGCCGTATTTCTCGGCCCATTTATCCATGTACTTCTGCGCGTACTTCGCGCGGTTCTCGTTCTTGGCCTTCCAGAGATAGAATCCGCTGGAAGCCGTCGTTTCAGCCAGCACCGCAAGCGTGATCTCCGTCAGGTCTGCGCCTGCCGCGCAGGCGATAATGAGTGCGAGGCTGACGAGCGCGCTGCAGATCAGCCACTTCTTGCTAAACTCCATTGCTGTGTCCGCATTGCGCCTCCAGCTGGTGCAGGAACTTTTTCACGTCGCCGTTGCCGCCCAGCTTGACGTATTTCTGCCCGGCAATCAGACGCTCTGCCATTGGAATTTCCTCGCTCATGATCGTGAGGCGGAGGATAGCCAAATACTGCTCATCCTGATGCTCCTGCATTTTCCCGAGCTTTTTGTCGATCTCGGCGAGGTGCGTATCCTGCGTCGTGGCCTTGCCGCGCTTTTTCTGTATCGCGCTGACGACAGCGTTTACTACCGCCGTAAGCGCGGACGAGCCGAGCACGGCGCAGACGAGGGTGACGATGATGGTTTTGGTGTCCATGGTGTTCTCCTTCCGGTTTTCGGTGGTTTATCCTCCAGTGATATCTGGGTAATCTTCGATCGCTCTTATCTTGTTCGCGCAATCTCCCCAATAGCTTGAGGTTTTGTAACTATCTACAAGCGCGGACGGAACATAAAGATACATAGTGTCTATAGCTAAAAGAAGAGCAACAAATCCTCTGCCTGCCGTTGTAGGCGCAACCTCAGAATTCCTCAGAATTATTGTTTGCAACTTGGTGTCGCCTTTAAATGAGGATGCGTTTGATTTTTGTAGCTGCGAGAAATCAATTCGCTCAAGCGATTTGCAATTATTAAAAGCGTAGCTCTCTATATCTGTTGCATTTGGAAATACAACACCGGTTAGATTATTGCAATAAAAGAAAGCATACGGACCTACCACTGTTATATCAGAATTTACATACACACCTGATATGCTTCTATCTATAATGGACGGGAGTACACTATCTCCTCCACCGGACGTGGGAACGTTGACGACCGCGGTCGCTTTGCTTAGGGTCTTCCCGGCGTCCGGGGTGATCTCCACTGCGCCGTTGGCGGTGATGTTAACGGTTTTTTCCTGCTCTTCCTTGGCGCTGCCAGACGGAATCCAGCTGATCGCGCCTGCAAGCCCTTCGAGGGTCTGTGCCGCAGGGGCTGTGCCGCCTTTGGCCTTTACTGCGTCATACGCCGCGCCGATTGCCGTGATAATGCGGTCGAGTTCTGTCTGTATGCTCATATCTGTTCCTCCTTTAAATCGCGGCGAGAGCGTTTTCGATGTCGTCCGTCAGCGATACCGTGCCGCCGGAGGTGTAGCCTTCGGGGATGGCTACGCTGGTCTGCGTGAGGCCGTCGATGGTCTTTGCGATCGCGCCGTTGTTGGCCATGGTGCCCTCGACCTTGCTGCCATCGGCCAGCACGATAAACTTTCCGTCCAGCACGTCAGCCGCTCCGGCAGTCACGCCGGAAACGTCCTTGTATTTGTCCGGGATCGCGCTTACCGTGACTTTGCCGAGGACTTTGCCCTTTGTGGGCGTAATGTCCTGCGCGGCCTCGGCAGGCGTGGCGGACTTGGTTTCCAGCACGACGGATACCTTGCCCGCGCCGGAGTGCTTGCCCGCCGGGACGGTGTATTCCTGATTGCCGGTCGTGGCGTCCAGCACTTTTTCCACTGCACCGTTATCCGGCATGGTGCCCGCCTGCGTCACGCCGTCCGCGTCGATGAAGACTTTATTCGCCAGCACGTCTGCGGGCGCGGCGGTCGTCGCACTGACGTCCTGGAAGTTTTCCGGGATTGCGCCGACTGTGACGCCGGACAGGCCGTAATAACCAGCGTCAGGCGTGACGGACTGCTGTTCCTTGGTGGGTGTGACGGTCTTGGCCTGCAAGTTGTAGTTGCCGCCGCCGGACACGCCCTTGACCGTGCCGGAGCCGTTGTGATAGCCCGCCGGGATGGTGTAGGATTCGCCCTCTTTGACGTTCGCGTCTACCGCGCCCTGATTTTTGATTCCGTTGATCTCCGTAGCCAGCGCGTCAAACTTGTCCGTGCTGGTGCCGAGGCCAAGCGCGACCATTTTGTTGCGGATGGTGTTGCGTGCGGTTTGAAGCCGGGTAATTTCGGTTTGTGTGCTCATGTAATCACTCCTTAATCTCGTACAGATTATTCGTTTGCCATTTTAATGTATGTGGTGGTATCGCTGGAATAGCTGATCGTCGGCAGCGTCGTGCCGCCGAGGGCTGCGTAGAGGGCCGGGTATGCAGCCTGATCGAAGGTTGAGCCATCACACGCGTGCCACGGGGCAGCGAGGACGCGGACAGTCGTGAGGATATCACCAACGTGATAGTTCGGCTCTGCCAGCTTCGCAAGCGCCTCATTTACCATCGGGTTCGCCGGTGCGTCTCCGGCGCGCCAGATCTCCGCAGCAGTCTGCGCGGTCAGTAGATTTCCTGCTGTGAGCGGAGTTTCTATCTGCAGTGGCTCGTCCTCTAGTTTAAGCCATACGCCACGCAATACAACTTTGTAGGCATTGTAGCCTACATACCGGATAGCTCCGTTAGCTAGATCTATGCTGCCTACTCTATCTTGCATAATTATTCCTCCAGCGCCTTGATATAGGCTTTACAACGGGTACTCACGCCAATAATGGGAATCGTCTTTCCGCTAACGCTATAATCACAATATGCAATGCCGTTGCTTGAACTATATGCCGCTCTTCCGTCAAGCGATAGAGCAATGTCTGGTATACCGTCATTTAGCACATCGCTATAGGCTTGCCCAGCTGCAGGGTCGCTGATTGCAATAATATTTACCGCGCTTGTACCATTCTTTGTCGCTGTCACGTCACCGGCTGTCACAAGCAGCCCGCCTTTGTATTTTCCACCGCTGTATGCTGGAAGCCATCGCTTGCCAGATTCATAAGAGATAATTTTCCCGTTGCTCCATGTTGTTCCGTTGTTCGTCGAGTACCTGTACACCATATATCCGGTATACTCGGTAAAAGTACCGCCAACGATGCTTGTCTTCATAAGCCCGAAGAATGCAATGATTGTCGTTCCGCAATGATACGCAGACATCAGATCATGCCTTGTGTAACCTGGCGGTTCGTTGAAGGATGGAGAAAGAGTCGCAAGTGATACGGTACTTACCGTCTCCCATGTCGGATTGATCAGAGTTTCCGCCGTTGCTGTTGTCAGGCTGTTGCTCTCGTTTGATAGCTCCAGCTTGTAAAAGCGTCCCTGCTCTTGATTGTAAAAAAAGACACCGTCGATGTCTCCTATCGCCACAATCGCCTGCGTTGCTGGGTTCACATATGAGCAGCTTATATATTCATGATCGTGACCATCGTAGCCGGTGTATTTTGAACCCACGGCATAGATATACAAAAAGTTCGGCGTAATAAACAGCCCACGATCTCCTTTGGTTAGCGTAGACGGCAAACTCCCGCTTGCGTACAGCGTGAATTTTGTATCAAGGCTCGATGTTTTGTATATTCCTGTGGTTGCGGCTGAACCGCTATCCAAAATGGTGTAGTAAAAGCCGTTCGCGTATTCCAGCACTGCGTCTACCATCGTAAGCCCTGAAGGAATGGATGTTCGCTGCGTCCACGTTTCCAAATCAGCGGAAGTATAAAGTTTATTGCCGGACATTGCAACCCATTCCCCATTCAAGAACCACATTGCGGTCGGATTTATGCTTGCCGTTTTCAGTGTCCATGGCAGAGGTGCTGCAGAACTGCGAAGAACAGAGAAAAGTTCCGGATACTGCTCCTGCGATACGATGCGGCCGTCGCAGGGGAGCCAGGCGGCGGAAAGGTCGGTACGGGAGGTGATGGCGATATCGCCGACTCTGGCCGTGCCCTCCGAAAGCTTTCCGAACGCGTCGTTGACTGTCGGGTCTTCCGGCCTCGTGGTTGCGTTCGGCCAGAGCTTGGCGGCAGTGGCATCGGACAGAAGATTTGCCTTATTGAGAGGCGTACCCTCAACTGTTGGCTCGTCCATACGTTTCATGTACTCGTAGTGATCAAGACTACCGTCGGAATTGTAGATGCCATATCGAATAGCACCGTTGGAAAGGACTTTTGTAGGTTGACGATCTTTCATATCAAGCCTCCTGTCGCGCATTCCGCAGCGCCGGTGTAGCGGAACGCCTTTGTGATGTTGTCGATCAGTTCCTCGCAGAGCGCAAGAATGCGCTCGATGTCGTTTGCGCCGGTGTAGGTCAGCCGGTCGAGGCCGGGCGCATCCGGTGTTCCTTCGGGGTATGCCAGTGCGTCCCGGATGGACTGCACCTGCTTGCGGTATGCCTCGGCCTGTGAGGCCGTTATAATGTCCGTTACGGACCAATCTGTTTTTGCAGACCATGCGATACTCATGCCGCAGATCGGTGCAAGACGCGCCGCCAGATAATTCAGGGCGGTTCCCACGCGATTCATGTCGCTTGCGTTGTACGCGCCCTTCATCCCAGCCAGCCATTCCGCCTGCTCGGCTGCGGTCATGGCAGCAAAGCCCTTCGCGGCCAGCGCCTTGACGTGCTCCACGTCCGCCTGCGTCCGGTCGGTGACGAGGGTGTCAATGATGGTACTCATGTGTCATCCCTCACAGAGCCGCAAGCAGGGCGTTGATGTTGCCGACCTCCGTATACACCGCCGCCGATGTTACCGGCTTGGTGTTGTCTTCCTCGACCTTATCCGCGGTGTCAACGGAGAGGGTGTTCGTCATAGTGTCGAGTTTCAGCCCATCGCCGATGTTGTAGCCGCCGCCGGAGCCGCTGCCCGCTCGGACAGCGACGGAAAAGCTGATTTCTACGGGCTTTTTCTCCTGCAAATCAAACTGGATCATTACAGCACCACCTTTGACAGCGCGTGTTCTACGTCAATCTGCTGGATCATGGAGCCGATCACGTCCCCGCTCTTGAATTTTACACGGACTTGCATCTTGCACAGCTTCGGCAGCTTGAATGTCTCCTGCTGCGTCAGCGGAAAATGGAATTTGCCGTCCGAATATATCACTTCGCCGGGATAATTCTTCTGCAAATACAGCAGCGATACTTCCACAGCGGAAATATCCGCGATATTCAGCGGCTGCCCGTTGTTCGTGATTCCAATGTCGATAGCATAAGCATCGCCTTGTACCATGTCTGCACCTCCGTTTCTATGTTCCTACGATCTCACATTCGGCTGCAGCAATGCCGCTAAGCCGGATGTTCATGCTTTTGATCGTTCCTGTTATATTTGTACTCCACATAGTAAGCGTTTTGACGTAATCTCCCGGAGCTTCGCTGTCCATGACGATCTTCACGCTCTGCGTCTGCCTGCGCATGTAATAGTCGTACACATGCTGTGCCACGGCCTCAATATTTTCACTGTTTACAAGCGTTGCTTCCTTGACCTCAACAATGTTTGGCTTCGTCTGCGTGGTAACTTCCGGGTTCGTCTTCGTTGTAACGCTCGTTGTGTGGTAGTACGTTTTACCGCCGACCTCCACGCTTTCCCCGCTGCCGGATGTGCTATAGGTGTGCGCCGTTACGCGGATCTCCGTCACGATTGCCGCTGTCTCTACGCTGCTTCCGGTATATATCCGGTCTTCTGGAATAACTGCCGGTGTGGACTGCGTGAGCCGTCTAACGCGAATACCACGCACGGCGCTTGTGTCGATCGTCGCCCGCAGCGCGAACACGATCTGCTGCAATGCCTCGCGCTTTGTGCAGTCCGGGATATATCCGGTAACAGTCTCGCTTTCCAACGCGGGATCGTAGTCAAGCGAAAAATGCCCGCCCAGAATCTCTGTAATCAGCGTTTTCGCCGATTTCGCGCTATAAACAGCCGCAGAGAAAGGTTCATCGTCCAGAACACCGAGCGCGTCATGGCAGGACACGTCATACAGGCTTGCGCTGGAACGGGACGAGCTTTTGATATAGAACACGCCAATCAGGCTATCCGAATCATACGCGCTGACCGGCTGCTTCTCCTGAAAGATAAAATCAATGTTTTCCGTGTTGTCGAGCGTGAAGTCAAGCGTGTTGATCTCCACATCGTCAGAAATCACGCTGATCCCCTCTGTTACTCTGACGCTGCGGAGGTCTTCCCGCTCGAACTCCCGGACAATACCGAAGAAAATCTGCCGGATTTTTGCGAACCGGTACGGCAAGCTGGTCTTCGTGATCTCGATAACCAGTTTGTTGTACGCTGTCACGGCCTTTGCACAGAAGTATTTCTGCGTGTCTGGGGTAAATGCCTCCGTCGCAATTTGCGTATCGTCCCGGTAAAATGTCAGCGTCAGGCCGCTGCAATACTCGCCCGCGTCCTCGCCGAAAAAGAAGAAGATACCGGGAGAAGAATATGTGCCGTCAAGCGTTACCGTAAGCGTTGGGTTCGTGTCAAATGTGCAGTCTGCCTTGCTCTGTGCCGTTGACCAGAATGCAACCGTTTCGTTCGTCCTGATCTTCCTCGTCCCGTCAAGGATCCACTGATTTAACTCGTTCGTAGAAATCAGCATGGGAGAAGAACTGTGCATGAGCGCGGGAATGTCGGAAAAGCTCTGTGCGCCGCCGCTCGCGGCCTGTGCAGCATCGGCAGCGCCTACCGCAACGTCTTCATATACGACCTTTACGCTCATGCAGGTGTCCTCTTCGGCTTCATCGCCACAAAATTAACAGAAAGATTCTGCCAGTTGCTCCGATCATCGTTCTTGGAGACAAGCTCGTCCTCTCCATTTGCCACATACGCATCAAATGTCACGGTTGTTTGTGCATACGGGACGGTCAGAACGTGGCTGTCAACTGGTGCGGAAATCGCCTCGTAAAACTCGTCATATTCCGCAAGGTCGGAGGAAACAGGATCGATTTCCATGCTATAGTTGTAATATGTGCCGATGATATCGCGCTTCATCGCGCCGGTCATGACGCGCCCGGCGTTGTCTCCGTCAAGGACGGAGAACGAACGCTTTAAGGACACGACATGCAGGTTCGGGTATGCTTTCCCATCTAGGGACAGTACGCTTGTCATGTTCTCACCCCCGACAGACGAACGCCGACACGCTGCGTCTCATCGTTGTTCGCCGTATATACCGCGCGGGCAAACTCGCGCTTATCGACCTGCATCACGACTGTAATGTTCCGGCCTCCCATTCCGCCCGTTTCAGCCATGGCCTGCTTGAATGCCTGCACCATCGTAGCAAGCGGCGTTTCGATGTTCGTACCGCTCTTCTGATCACCCAGAACCGCGAGAAATTCACTGTTCGGCGGGATAACCGCGCCGGAGGCTAGGCGAGGCAACGATACCCGCGTAACGGGCGGAATGTTTACGCCAAATGTTCTCCCGCCAAGGAGCGGAACCCAGTCCGGAATATTTACCTGAATCTTATTCAGTGCAGAAATTAAGAGGTTGATGCCATCAATAACAAGGTTGATCGCCCCCTCAATTGTTCCGACAATCAGGTTCCAGATACCTTTCAAGACATCAAGAACGCCATTCCACGCCTTTTTCCAATCGCCGGTAAATACGCCGGAAATGAACGTGATAAGCCCGCTAAGGATCTTCTTCCACGACTCGTACTGATCTCCGAACAGTTTTCCAATCGTTTCAAAGATGTTTGCAAGCGCCGGGTTTTTGCTGCGCAGCCATTCAACAAACGCATTCCACGCGTCCTTGATGGAGTTTACAATCGCGTTCCACGCTTGCTTGAGTCCTGCCCAGATTTGCTTCGCACCTTCCGCAGCAAGTTTCAGATCGCCCGTGAACACGCCCTTGAAGAACTTCCCGAAGCCTTCGACAACATCTTTCAGGCCGTTAATAAGTTCTTCGCCGTGGCCAGTAAAGGAAACCAACGCCACAAGGATACCGACAATAGCAGCAATCAGAAGCGGAATCCAACTTCCAGTAAGAAGGCTGATTCCAAGCCCGGCTGCGAACAGTCCAGCAATGATCGTAAGCGTGTTTTCCAGATTAAAGCCGTTTTCAATCACATCTTTAATGCCGACAACCAGCATCGCAAGGCCACCTGCCACAAGGGCAATGCCCGCTGCAATGGGGCCAAACGCAATAGCTAGCCCTCCTGCAAGTGCTGCGAGGCCGCCGAGCATTCCCAGGAAGTTCTCTAAATCGATACCGTTGTTCCATGCGTCAAGCCAGAAATAAACGAGTGCGAAGCCCCCAGCTGCCGCGAGTGCAAGCCCTCTGATTGTACTAAGGCTATCCGTAAATAAGCTTGCAATCTTCCACGCAAGAAGTCCGGCAGCAATCGCGCCGACGATGCCCAAGATATCGTTTAGCTCGTCCTCGGCCATATCAAGGCTTGAGAAGTCAGGTGAAATCGCATCGGAAGCAGACGTGCCACTGCCGCCACCGCCGCCAGCTCCCGCATTATTGCTGGTAAGCTGGTTGATTTCGTCAAATCCGGCCATGCTCTTTCCAGCGTCTTCTGCTGCTGCTCCGACACCCTCTAGGGCTTTCTGCTCTTCGTTCAGGCCAGCCGCTGCGGATTTCTGCGCAGACCAGCTTTTCCCGGAAAGCATACCGAAGAACTTTGCAATCGCCGTGACAACTTGTGCAAGGATATTCACGAGCTTTACAAAAACGGGAATAACCACTTCCAAAATTGGCTGTGCCAATGTCAGCAGCGATGCCTTCAGCCTCGCTACCGCCGCCCGCGCTTCTTCGTTCTGCATGATGGTTTTTCCGAGCCATGTCCGCAGGCTTTGCAGTGCCTTTGAAATAAGTGAGAACACAAGAATGCGCTTAAACAGGCCGCTGACGCGCTTCCCGAACGTGTCCATGCTCTTAGACGCCTTTTCGGAGGCTAACGCCATGCGCTCCGTCGCGCCGGGTGCACTCGTGATCTTCTCCGTAAGCTCGCCAGCCCGCGTTTTCGCCGCGTCAAGCGCTGCGGTCTGCTCGTTTACCTTGTCCGTGATTCTCGCGTATTTCCCGTCAAGGCTTTCGACAATCTTGTCTTGCTGCCTGAGCGCCGTTTCCTGCTCTTTAAGCTGCGCTGCAACTTCGGCCTGTCGGGAATACGCTGCAATGTAATCGTCAGGCGATGCAGAAACATTACCGGAAGTCACGTCCTTGATCCTGCTTGCCTCGTCTTTCAGCGACTTAATCGCCGCCTCCGTCTGCTTTGCGGCTTCCTTTGCAGCGTCGAGCTGCGCCTTGATTCCGCTCTGCTCGCCGGTGCTTTTGTTCAGCTCTTCCTCCATCTTGTCGATTTTTTTTGTGAGGCTATCAAGCTCTTTTTGCGCGTTTTTTGCGTCAACTTCCGCTTTTACTACGATTTTCCCATCTGCCATATAATCACCACCAATATAACGGGTTGAAATTTCTTATTTTTTGTGATATCTTCCAAATAAGGGAGGAATGAAAAATGAATGAATGTATCATCGAAATCAGCCGAGACAACGCAAATCTAGGCCGCTCCATCACCGTCGGTGTTTGCCTTGACGGTGGAGAAGTCGGAACGCTGAAAAACGGGGAAGAAATCCGTGTATCCGCGTATCCGGGCAAACATGAGCTTGCATTTTACCGATACGGAAGATTGGATAAAACCGTTTCTTTCGTCATTGCAGAGAACCAAGCCCACGCATTTTTTACTGTACGCATAGACCGTTCTAACTATATTGATGTTGTAAACGGCCTGAAATCCAAGCAGCACGGTAAGAAACCGAGCGGCTGCCTGACTGCGTTGGTTGTCACTGCTGCCGTTGTCTGCGCTGTCCTGATCCTAAGCTCTATCTTTGGAAAGAGCAGCGACACGCCAAAGAAAGTCGATACCGTGCAGCCGTCAGCAGCTTCGCAGCCGGTGCAGGAGCAGCAAACCGTTTTCTCTGTTGGGGAAACGGTCGAGCTGAACAACGTTTCCGCTACGCTTTTAAACGTTACGGAGAATTCCGGCGGAAACTATTCAACGCCAGCGGACGGGAAAGAATTCGTTATCTGTGAATTCGAGATCGAGAACAATTCTTCATCTGATATCGCCGTCAGCACAGTGCTTTCCTTTGACGCTTATTTTGACAGCTACGCAACAACGTTAAGCCTCGGTGCAATCCTTAGCGTAAACGAACCGCAGCTTGACGGAACTGTTGCAGCCGGAAAGAAAATGAAAGGCGTTGTCGGCTATGAGGTATCCCCTGACTGGTCGGAGCTTGAAATCCGATACTCGCCGTCTTTCTGGGGCAGAGAAATCATTTTCCAGTATAAAAAATAACGTTTTCGTGATTGGCCGTCCCGCTTTGGGGCGGTCAATCTTTTTTCCCGATGCCCCACGCGGCAAGCACGTTTTTCTCCGCTTCCGTGTAATTCGTTTTCAGGTCGATAATGTCGCGGTTCCTGCGGTAAAACTCCCGATCCTGCTTGTCAAGCGTTTTCCCTCGCGCCCGCTTATCGCGGATGCGCACGACTTGTGCAAATAGGCAATCGCCGATCTCCTGATAATATGATAAGAACGAATACCAGTGCAGATACGGCAGCGCCCGGATTTCACAGCCCGCGATTCTGTTTACCGGGGCAATGATCATGTCGAAATCCTGTTCCCACGACATTAGCACCGGCTCTTTCTGCTTCGGCTTCTTCTCCTGCCACCGGTCGATAAACCGGAAGCACTGATTCAGCGCCTCTTGATAGCAGCTATACGGCATTTCCGGGAACGCGGGATAGAAGATATCAAGCGCAACTTCTGATTTGTCTCGCTCGTCCAGCTCGTTATCAGAAAGGGCGGTGAGGATATCCAGCACCGCCCTATAATCTGACTGGATTTCGTATTCTGTTCCGTTGACCTTAACCGAAGTCGGCAAGGAATAGATCACTTTCTCCATCTCTCCGTATATTTAGTAATTCTTGGGTTCGTCAGTTTGCGTTCCCGCGCAAACGTGGTGTCGATCTGGTCAATGACGGAAAGCATCAGATTGCACCAGACCGGCAGGCCGCCCGCAAGCGCATAGACATTCATGCCGCCGAAAAGCGCACTGCATACCGGCTTATCGAAAAGGCCATCGACCATTTCTCGCATTTCCGCATCTCTGCGCCGCGCAATCTCGAAGATTTCTTTCTTGTCTGAGCACTTGTCGATCTCAGCCTTGTATGCTTCCTGCTTCTTGTCCAGTTCGTCAAACGTATCAAAAATACGCTCGACAAACGCGCTGTCGGTAGGGTTGAAATACACCTTGATTGCATCGTTCAGGTTGAATTCAACAATGCCGGTGTCAAATCTGATATCTTCCATCTAGCCTTCCTCCTTACGCTGCTTCGTCCGGCGTGAATGTTACCGTGCCGTTTGCGCCGACTGCTGCCGTGCCGGTGGTTCTCGTACCGCCAAGCGTCACATCGAACGGCATGCCGACAAAGCCGCCACCCTCACCGCCGAGGCTTGCGGGCTTTACCATTGTGCCGTCGTAACGCTCCGCAAAGACTGCCGTCTTGGCCGTGCCTGCGTAAAAATGAACGATGAGCACGTCCTGATTCGCCAGTGCTGCTGCGTCCTGGTCTTTGACAGCCAGGTTCCACAGCTTGACAAGCGCCGCGTCGCCTGCGTCCAGCTCGCACGGGTCAAAGCTCTGCGTGATGATGGGCTTCTTCATGGTGGTTCTTGTAGTGCCGAGGATATCCTTACTGGAATCCTCCTGCCAGTCGTACTCCATGCTGGAATCCGTGACGCGCTTGCCGAACGGAGACCAGACGGGCGTAGACGCCTCGCCGGTATTCAGGTATGCGATCAGCAATTCGCGGTCAATAGTCTGGCCAGCAGTGGTATTAAAGGTCATGTCTGCCATAGTTAAATCACCTCATATGTTAGTTTCATTAGAATTTGATGGTCCTCCGTGCCGTCCTCGTACCGGGCGAACAGGGCCGCGCGGCTGACCGCTTCCATGCGCCGGACACGCATACCGTCTCCCAGAGACGGCAGGTTCTGCATGGCCCAATCCCCGAAGCGGTTAAGCATGGCGTCGCATTTCAGGCGCTTGTCGTTGCTGTTGCCGGGGATAATGCGAGCGATGATCTTAAATTGATATTCCGCCTCATGCCCGCCGAGGATGTATTTCTGCGTGATGTACGCGCCCTGAATAGTGGACAGCGCCATGCTTGCGGAATCCGCAGCAAGAAATTCATAGTTGATCGTTGCGGCTGGCATATCGTCATCGGAAAAGGCGTTTGCCCAGATCATCATTTTGCGGGCAATGTCCTGCTCTTCCTCCACGGATACTAGCTTTTTCTGCTTTTCAGAAGCCATTTTTCACCGCCTTATCTGCAACTCGAATCCATTTGTCAATATTCTCAGCCTTTGAAGCCTCGAACCAGTGTGATTGCGCCTGCGCGTGTCCGGATGTCGTAAACACAAGGTTTTTGTCCGTCAGAACCTTCGTTCCGCCTTTCGGCGCGTAAGTGCTGCCGGTCTCCGGGTCTACCATGACTTTTCCGTAGTACAGGAACCGCGCGTATGGGCCGGGGTAGATAATCGCGTTTCCCTCGACCTGTGTTCTGCGGTCGAGGGAGCCAGTCAGGAACGGCACATATGGGCTTGTGTCCTTCCGCACCTGCGTTGCAACAATATGCTCTGCTTTGGTGCAGGCCTGCTCGAGCTTTTCCTGCAGCGCGTCAAATCCGTCTGCCTTTACGCTGAATTGCAGCATTACGAGCCTCCGACCTGCCAGTGCTGCATAGAAGGACTGCCGAAGTCCTTCATGTCCACCTTTGTCACTTTGTACACATCATCGTAAAGCATCTCGATCTGTTCTTCCGTCTTGTCCGGCTCGACTACTTCACCCTTTACAAAGAAGGTCGTGCCGCCGTTGCCGTCCGTGGAGAGCGTCCACAATCCGCTTTTGTCGTCAGCACGCCAGAACTCCTGCGGCCCGACGTAGCGCTTCTCCGCGCCCGTCACGCCGTCTACAGCAACCGCAGAGAACGGAATGTACAGATTCACCGCATCTGCGCCTTCAAGACCGCTCGCGCGGACGTTGGCAGCTTTCGACGCTTGGAGCATTACACCGCGAATCACTGTGATGTAGCGCTTCTGCGTGTCATTGAAACCCTGATCTTGCTCCTGCGTGACGTTGTAGATGGTTACAGTGTGGGGGGCGTACATGCAAAACACCTGCCTCTGTAGAGAAGCCCGGTATGGGCTAGATATTCACGCGCTACGCTTGCAAGGGCATTCTTCGCCTCCGAAGCCGCCTTCAATGCAGCCACGGAAGAATCGCCGCCGCTGCGAAGCGTCCGGGAATAGCCGCCTACAGTCTCGCTCTGCAATTCTCCTTCGTCAGATGCAAGCCCGGCGGACACATTCTTTCTGGCAAGCTCCTGTGCAGTGTCGATCAGCATATACTGATCGACCAGAGCGCAGCAGCACATTTTGACAGCTTCGAGATCCGCAAAATCCTTTACTCGGTTTTGCGTGTAGTAGTCGAGGAAGGAGCTAGCGCGGACGGCCAGACGCTGGAAATCCTCCTCATTGATGCTGCCGTAGTAGCAGCCGGAGTAAAATTCATAGTCGGCATAAATCATTCGTACCAGCTCCTTTCATTTTTTACGAACCGACCGTGACTGTAGCCGTGCCGGTCTTAGTGCTATCCTGCTTCGACTTTGCAGTGACGGTAATGCTCGTGGACGTCTCATTGGACGCGACCTTCAGCACGCCGCCTTCCGTGATAGACGACTTTGCGCCGCTCTGGCTCCACTCGACGTCGCCACTTACAATGCCTTCACCCGCAACGGAGGCGGAAAATGCTTTGCTTGCACCCTTCGCCACGGTCGCGGTTGCCGGGGAGACAGTCACAGTGGAGACCGTTCCAGCCTTGCCGTAGACGGAGAACGGGAACGGATTGGCCTTGTCCACGTTGTAGGCGTTGACCGGGTTCGCGATTTCCCAGCCCAGGCGCATGACAGCGCGGAGTGCAACCATATCGTTCTGCATCAGGTTATAGGTAATGGCCTTCGTGGTCGGATCCTGAATCACGCCCTCGGTGAAGATCTTGAAGGTCATGTCCTGCCGAATGGCGTACACCAGCTGGCTCCAATCGCCGACGATCATCTGCGCCTGATTCGGATCAAACGCGCCGTTCATCGGGAAGTACATGTCCATGCCGTCCAGACCGTAGCGGGTAGCGCCCTGCATATCGGACTTGAAGATGGGCTGGCCGGTGGTGTCCTTGAGGCCGCGCAGCTTACCGCGCATCTGGATCGCGGACATAACGCCGTTTGGGTTGAAGCCGTCTAGCTCGACCTTCGAGATCAAACCGCCTTCGCCCATGATGTCGTCGAAGGTGTCCGTGCCAACTGGAACGCCGTTACCCGCAGCGATTGCGGCAGGAACAACACCCTCGCGCCAAGTGGTAGGCTTGTTGGTGCCAAACAGGATAGCGGCGTCAATGACCTTGCCGAAAGCCTCGGTCAGGCGGGGCTTGACTTCGCCCCAGATGTCGTAGTCTGCATCATCCAGAGCAGCTTCGGGGATGGGGACGATGACCGCGATTTCCTCAGCATAAAGTTTCTTCTTGTCCCACGCCATTTTCGTGGTCTGCTTGAATGCGGAGCCAGCGCCGCTGTCGGTAGCCTCGCCGTTTACGAAGTACGCGGAAGGCAGAGCATCCAGCACGTTGATGGTCTGGGTCTTGCTGGACATATTCGCCAGTCTGCGGCCCATACGCAGGACAGCGGATTCCGCGATAGCGCCCTGCATGATCTCACGGGTTACGGGTTCCGGAATCAGACCGGAAAGTGCACTTCTGTCAATGATATTTGCCATGTGTCAATTCTCCTTTTATTTAAGTGCGCCGCGAATCAAAGAATTCATCGCAGCATTGGTGTTGCTTTTCTCACTACTGCCGCCAGCTTGGGCAGTCCAATCAAATTTGACCTTCTGCCGGTTCTCAGTGAGCTTATCCACGGCCTGCTCAAAAGTGGTCTTGTCATCCACCATCTTCTCGGCCTTGAAGGAGATAAACTCCGCTTCCTCGCCGGTCAGCCCCTTGGAAAGCACATACTTCTCGCGCTTGAGCTGCTGCACTTCGGCCTGCGCTGCGGTCAGAGCGGACTTGTTGTCCGCAAACTCCTTGTCGCGCTCGGCCTGCCGCTCCTGCTCGGTCTGCTGGCTGTCTTTCCATGTCCGGTATGCGGTGATCTCTTCCTCGCTGGGGTATTTCTTCCGTTCTCTGTCAAGCCTTGACTGAATCATCTTGTCAACATCAGCCTGAGTAAACGTTTTCTCCTGCTCTTGCGCAGTGTTTTCCGTGCCCTGCACGTTGGTTTCTTCTGTCATAAAAATCTCCTTGTTTAACGTCCTGTCGGACAGTGTTGATAAATAAAAAGAGCCAACCGACTACAAATCGTAGTCAGCTGGCTCCAATTGCCCTTTCTCGCGCCCAATTACGCGGGAGAGTTGTATTTTATTGTCTTTTTGACCTCTAAAACGATGTATCCATCGCCTTTTCGGCGTATCTCAACGTCATTCCCGCGTTTAAGAATGGCATCGGCGGCTTTTTTCACTTCATCCCAGTCCATATACCTTTGTCCTTTCTCGCTGTTCCGGCAGCCCCGCCGCCTTGCTGAACCTGCTATATTCTGCGTTCAGCCGCCGAAGCTTTATGTCCGCTGCGGTCGCGTCCTCGGAAAGCCCAGCTTCTTTGTATGCGTTTCTGAGCTTTTTCTGCGCGCGGATTTGACGCTCTATGCGGCGCTGCATCTGCGTTGCTTCATAGGCTGTGTAAGTCTTTCCGTCAAACGTGCAGCCAAGACCATCGTCGATATGCTCAAGTTGCTCGTCCGTGTAAGTCCGCTCTGAAACTCCCGGAATAAACGGGTATTTGTGATGCCTACAGTTTGCACCTGTCAGACCGTCAACATATCCGTAACCGGTCGTTTCCACAAGGTCATCGTAAAGTCCCAGCGGGTCAGATTCGCCGCTTTCACTCTGGTAATAGACTTTCCCTTGCCAGTCCTTGTGGCTTGACCACGGAGAAGCACCCGGCTTATCACGCGCTCCTGAGTGCGCGGACACCTCAAAGTATTGCGTCTCTAGGTATTCTGCGCTTTGGTTCGTGTACTGGTCGCAAATCTGATTTACACCCGTCATTATAGCCCGGCGAACAGCAACGTCGATTGAATCACGATGGCCGCTTTCGTAATCAACCACCTTCAGGCCGCTTTCCGCCAGCTGTTTCACGGCGGTTTTGATGGCCTGGTTGTAATTGATAGCACTGCTCTGGATCTGCATCACAGCATTATCCAGCGCCCATTGGTACGCTTTGGCAGGTGGCAGCATTGTGCGGCCAGCGTTCACTAAAAAGCCCATTGAGCGCGTTATGTTGCGCAGCGTTTGCTTCGTCTGCTCGTATATTGCCCAAGTATCTTCTACGCTTACCAGCGTTTCCGGCTGCGTGATGTGCGCAAGGTCAATCAACTCGGTGTAATACTTCTGGTTGCGCTCCACAACATCGTCGAGCAGCTTGTTCAACTTTGTTTCGCTGATACCTAAAGTTTTGCGTATGGCTTTCTCAATCTCTTTCAGATCGATGCCGTGTGACCGCAGCGCTTTTATATCCTGTACTGTAACCTCGTTTAACTGGTCTTTCAGTTTCAAGCGGCTGCATATCTCGTCGAGCAACGTATCTTCAAGTGCGCGGTACAGTTCAGCGAGTTCTTCGGGGAGGGCGTCAAGGATTTCCGGCGTGAACGGATATTTCATTTTGCACCCTCCGCTTCACGATCTCGTCATAGTGCGGCTGCACCCGAATAACATTCCAATCGCATTCTTCCGGCACTCTGCCATAGAATATCACCCATTCCGGCGATAGTCGTTTCATCATTTCTTCGTAGCCGCGCAGAAACAGCCGCTTGCTTTCCTTGTTCTGCTGTGTGCCTACCGAACTAACCGCAACAATTCCGCCGACAGGCTCGCCATCAAAACACCAATCGTAACTGCTCTCATCGCTCCATGAGATTGAGGGATAGACTGTCATTCCATGCATTTGCCAGTATGCCGCCAACCAGTGCTTGCGATAGTGGTTGTATATCTGCATCGCCAACGGCATATCCGTGTATGTGGAGAAGTCCGGCGCGCACACCGCCGAAAACTGCGACAGTTTCGGAATATACTTGTCCGGCGTGTTCCAATATCGAATAAATTGATAATCGTCCACGAAAAAATGTACGATTTTGCTTGCCGGGTCTTTTGCCGCGTAATGGTAATTCACGGGGATAAACTCGCCTTGCGGGTATGCCTTGACCGGCTCGATCTGCGGAATGTCGTACTTTTCAACGCCAGGGAATGTGAACTTGTCGAGATTTTCAAAGTTAATCATAAATCCACCAGCAAACAAAAATGCCGCAAGATACATTTCTGTACCTTACGGCATAGCAAGCGCCCGGATTCTAACCGGAGTTTCCGAAGTCACGGTGTAATCACCCTATACGACTACTTGCTATGCCTATTATACCAAGCCTTTTTTACGAATGCAACCAGCTTCTTTTCGTCTGCCGTCAATGCCCTTGTGCCGCCCTCATCGTGATAATACCCGATGTGCGTGTGTTCTCCCTTGAATTGCTCATGGCTGTGTAAAAGATTGATTGTTTTCACTCGCTTGCCGTCTGCACCGTAATAGCTGATTGCATTGATTTTTCCATCATCGTTTATCGTTGCATAAACGCGCCCTTTGGTCATGGTTTCCAACGGGTCTTTTGCGTTCAACGCCGCATTTTGCTTTACAAACTTTACATTTCCGGCTTTTAGAAGCGTTCTAAACTCGCTCCCGTAAGGCTTTCCGCTTACGCTGATACCGCTGCTTGCGCCGCGTCCACCCATTAAACAGGTCTCCATGTGCCGCTGCGCTTGTTAGCTCTGCGGTATTTCTTGCCGTTTACCGTAACTTCCAAAGCGCCGGACTTTTGCGCTGTTACAAAGGCATTGGAAAACGCCTTGTTTTCTGCTGCTTTGCGGTTTTTACTGGACTGGTCACGCAATTTCCGCATGTAGCTATCCATTTCACCGCGCGCTCTTGCAGCTCTGTCTGCGGCGCTTCCTGTTTTCTGCGCCGCTGTCAGGCGCGCAGGACCGCTTGCATAAGGATTGACTGCTCCTGCCGCCGTTTTGAGCGCCGTTGTTGCGAGAGTTGCCATCTGCTTTACTGCGTCTTTCTTTTCAGCGTCCGACAGCTCAAGCCCATTGATTTCAGCAGCGTTGCGCTCGAATGTGCGCCTGATAATATCGCCCATATCAGTGACAGACGCAGCGTTTGCTCGGTTAATATCCTGCTGTGACAAAAACCGCGCAAGGCTCATACCGCGCCCGCGACCAGATTCTGCGGCTCCAATGCCGCCACCGGCTCCACCTCTGCCGCCCATTACTCTACCTCCTCTTGTCCTTCGGTTGTCATGTCCTGCATCTTCGGCAGCGCCGCCTTTGCGGTCGCCTCGTCCTCATTCATCCACTTCATGCGGAACTCCCAATCGTTCAAAATGCCCGCACTGAGAAGCTGCATATCGCGGGAAAAGTCGGTTTGCTTGTCCTCAATGATACTATCGTCGAAATCAATGCTGATTTCCACGTCTTCATTCAGCCCGGCACCCATCGCGGTGTTACCCAGGCGGAGAAGAATGCGGCACAGCTCCACCAGTGCATCTTCGAGGATGATCTCATGCTTTTTGATCGTGCGAAACATGGTGCTGTTCTCGCTGATGACCTGCGTAGCCGTTGCAACGCTGCCGCCGTCAAAGCGATAATAGGTCTCACCAAATCCGCACTTGCTGGACAGGATATTGAGTTGGTCTTGGATGCCCGTGTTATGCTCCGCTGTCCTCAAGGTCATGTCGATGGGTGTAATAACAGCGCCGTCGTTGACATCCTCCGGCAGCACATAGAACGCCACATCGGACGGGTCGAACACCGGCTCACCGTCCAAATACTTTGCCGCAGAGGGCTTGACCATGATACGCTTTTTGCCCAGCCGGAACTCATTTACATAGCTGTCGTATGCAATGTCCACGCCTTGCAGCACGTCAATGGCGTTTGCGTACACAGCAATGCCGGTCGGCAGGAGATAGTTGAAATTGTTGGCAATGTTGAGCCGGTCAATAACAAACTGCCTCTTGTCGCTGCCAGTATGCACAACAGGCGGAATGTTCTCAAATCCTTTTACGTTGGGTAACTGTTCGTCAGACAACATTTTGTTATCATAACGGTAAATGCGATTGTCGATGACGTAGTCGCCGCGTCCGTCTTTGTGGTGGATTTGGAGATATAGATAATCACGGCCGTTGCGTGTTACCACGGAGGAAAACGCGCACTCACTGATAAATCCGTTCTGCCATGCCAGCGGGTAAATGTTTTCGATGGTCACATAGTCCAGGATGATACCGGATGCGTTGCCGGGGACGATCTCGCCACCCTCGTTGATCTCCTGCCCGATGACGCGGGGGATATATGCCACCGTGCCGAGCGCGGACTTCATTTCCTGCATCTCATTTGCCTTGACCGTGAAATTGTTCTCGGTAAGTACGCGGTCGATGAACTCCTGCTCCTTCTGCCCCTCAAGAGTAATCTGAACTTTTTCGTTCATCAGCAGATTGGCCCAATCCTCGCACAGCTTCTTCCCCATGCCGAGAGAGTACCGCTTGCAACTAACCATGCTCTCGCCGTTGCGCACGCGGTAGCTGTGGAATCCTTTTACGTTGCCCTGATACCAGCTTTTCCACTCCGTCACCTTACCGTAAAACTCTTCGGGGATAGTGGAATAGCCTAATTCATTCAGTTTTTGGATTACTGCATTACTCATGCGATAACTCCCATTCTGCGGCTAATTGGCTCAACTGCATAGCGCAGTGCGTCTATCAAATGGTTCTTTTCGTCTGGGTAGCCGCTGATAAAGTTTCCGTCTTTGTCACGGTCGTACTCGTAGTTCACAAACTCGTCGTAAGCGTGCGGCGTGCGCCTGCGGTCAACGACAATCTTCCGGCGCTGTAGCCACTTCATGCCGTACGCCACGCTGTCAGGGCCTTTTACGGCAGCTTTGGCGGGTAGCCCCATCGAGCGGAAGTCCGCAACGCTTTTAGGCTCCGCGCTGTCGCAGATGATATAAGCGTCGGTGTAGCCTTTTGCCTTAATCATGCCCGCGCTCTGCTCGTTGGAAAGCTTGTTTTGATATATTTCGTCTATCAGGTAGATCGTTTCCCGCGTCTTGTCGTAATGCACGCGGATAAATGCAAACGGGTCAGGGAACCAGCCGTAGTCCACGCCCTGATAAATCCTATCAAAGCGGCTGATTTCCTCGTCGGTAATCTCTCGCAGTTCCAAATTCTCAAACACATTTCCGCCTGTGCCGACCGGAATACCGAGATACTCATGCTGATATGCCCGCTCGTCTGTGGCCTTCAGGTGTTCGGCTTCATCAAGGAACTGCTGCCCCAACCATTCAGGTGGCGCTTGCAGATATGTTGACTTGTGGCACATCCGGTCAGCTCGTTCTTCCGAGCTGTCCTTGTTTGCCCAGTTGTCGCGGCTGATCGGCGGGTTATAGCTTTCAAAGTTCCAGAACTTAGAGCCGCCGCGCATTGTAGACTGTAAGATCGTTCGTATTTCCGCACGCCCCGCGAACTGGTCTTTTTCTTCAAAGTGCGTCACGGCAATATATCCAAACGGGACCTTGATGGATTTAATCTTCATCGGGTCGTCTGCGCCCCGGAACATGATCTTCTGCCCGGTTGGCTTATAAATCAGCTCCATCGGGGAGACTTTGGCTTCCCAATATTCCGCCGCGCCGAGTTCTCCAATTGCCCAGACATACTGCGCATAAACACTATCGCGTATCGTATTTGCAACCTTGCGAAGCACCAACGCATGGCAGTTTTTGTTTTCCTCCTGCATCAGCAGGGTTGGGACAATGATGGACACGAACGAGGATTTCAGGGAGCCGCGCCCGCCGCTCTCGTCGTAGTGTGTATGGCCGTGCCGGAATACGTCACGCGCCACACTATAAAAGGCAGGGCCGATTTTTTCTGACAACCGAACATCAGACATCGATAATCACCCGCACCGCATCTTCCGCGTTTGGCTTAAGTTCTGCCGCAGCAAGACGTTTCGCCAGACTGTCTGCAGCCTTCAGGCGGTCGGAAAGCGAAGCGTCCATTCCAAATTGGTCCTTTACCTCTCCGCGCATAACAGCAGAATAAAACTGCAGCACCTCGTTTGCGTCAGCGACCAGCGCCGCTTCTTGTTCGCCCATCCTGCGCTCAATATAGGCAGAAATTTGAGGTTTTTTTAGGTTTTCAGCGCCGATGAACGGGGCCGTTTTCAGGCTATATCCCGCTTTTTTCGCCGCTTCTGTGGCATTGCCGGATTTCAAATATTCTTCGCAGAATCGTCTCTGCTTCAGCGTAAGCTTTTCATCCGCCATCACTGTAAAGTCCGGCCAGCAGTTTCACCACATCCGCAATCTGGTACGTTTCCAGCAGAGTGACATTCTTCGGCTTTTCATCAGGTCGATATTCGTAAACCATGTATTTCGTCACCATCCTGTCATTTTTCGCGGAATAGGTCTGCATTTGATTGATTTTTATTTTGATTCCGTTGTACAAGAGCGCTGTTTGCAGCTTGTGTGCAAGGGCGCGCAAACTCGCCATAGCCGCTCCTTTCTGCCTCATTCTTTCGTTCTCGTGTCTCCGTGTGTGAATAAATATATTTATTCACACCGGAGAACACGAGAACAGGAGGAGGAGGTTTCCGCAGAACGCTGCGGTGCCGATGAAAAGGGGCGTAGAGTTGATCTCTACGCCCTTATGATAAATGTTAAATTTGGCTCTGGGACGCAGACTTTTTTACAAAAGACCCCTTTTTTGCCCCACAAGGCGAATAAATTGCCTGTGCCACTCCTGCGCGGTGCGGTCGGAGACGAAAATAGCCATTGCCGCCCCCTGAATGGTGTGTGTGCGCTTCCAGAGAACCATGTCTACAAGCTTTAAGCGCTCAGCTCCGTCGACAAGCTGGCCTGTCTCCGTAACTGCATCGCGCACTGCTTCGCTCTCCGCCTTCGTTAACAGCGCTCCATTTTTGTAGCCACGAATCATCCACTTGACGTATCCCCACCAGCCGTAGCGCGGATTACTCATTTTCTTCCTCGCGCATTACCTCCGCAAACTCCATCTCACTTTTCAGCTCTTCTTTCAGCGCCGCGCACAGGAATGCAGCGTTAGTTATAACGTGCCACAGAGCCGGTATGCCGGATTCAGGATCGATGGCAACAGGATTCTCCCACATCGCCAGAACGTGCCGTAAAAGGGCTTCGTGCCACCTCTCCGCGTCAATGCTCCGCCAGTCCTCGGCGGCTCCGTATTTGCGCATCCCGTGTTCACGGGTTTTCATGATTGCCTCGATTGCCTCTACCGGCACGAGCGACGGGCGAGGCTTCCCGTCGTCGTACTTTGCGCCTTTAATCTGTTCCATCGTCTACGCCCTCCATCATGGCCTTGATTTCTGCGGCATTTGCCTTGATAATGTCCAGCACGATCTCGCTCTGGATATGGTGGGCAAACACGGCCTTGTCCTGTGCGTTCGCATTGTAGTAGCCCGTAAGCGTATTGCCCGCTTCCGTTTTTGCCACAATCGCGATTGCAAGCGGCTTGGATTTATAGAGCGCTTGCAACGCCTTTTCCAGCCACGCCGCATATTCCTGCTCTGTGATCCCGCTCATCAGTAATGTTGCCTCCCTTCACGCTTTGCGCGGTTCGCATCGTGCAGCGTCCGCATGCAGCCCCGTGTCGTTGCATATCTCGCTGCATCCTTCGATTGCTCCTGCTTGTATCTGTCCGCCTCCCGGCGGAATGCTATGTATCGGGTGCAGTCCGTGTGGCAGCCGGTATGCCTGTCCGCGCAGCCCTTACACGGGGCCTGCACCGGTGTAAGCCCTAGATTTCCATGCATTCGTTCACCCTCACACATACGCGCTTACCGTTTACCGCAACGACGTAGCCCGTCCGGTTTGTCCTGTATTTGTATTTCTCGGCGGGATAGATCCGCCCTCGAACGGGCTGCATTTCCGGGTATACCGGGATTGATCGTGTAATCAGGATCTGCACGCGCTCCGCCAGGCCCATCACAGCTTCCCCATGTGCCGCCCAGGCGCACGCCTCGCTGCAAAAATTGTATTTTGCCTTGTACTTCGATGGTGCGCGCATAAACGTTTTCCCGCAGGCATCGCACGTCAGCTGCATCGGCGGCCTTGGCGGCTTGCGCTGCGTCTTGCTCATAGCTTTACCCCCTTGATGTACTTATCAAAATATGTGACCGCAACGGCCATAGCCGCCCACATATCCGCCGAGAAGCCGTAGAAGAAGCCGGGGTTCTTCTTTGTGCCCTTGCCGAAATTCGGCTGGCCGGGCGCATAGCGGTCGACGAGGGCTTGTCTGATGTTCACATCCTTCGCCGACGCTCTGCCGCAAAGGTAAAGCTTCTCTTCGCGGCGGAAGATCTTCTGCATTGGTCGCGGCTCTCCGTGGCTGTCTACATACTCCCAAAAACGCCCAATCCAAAAGCAGGTATCAAATACTTCTGCACCTACCGGCATTCCCATACCGGCAACCATTTCAATTGCAAAATGATCATAAAAGTCATATGGCGTAACAATCACGCCAAACATATCTTCGTTCGATTTCTTCCCGACTTTCAGCACGCGGCGGATCTCTTCGCCGTCGTGTTCTACCACGACGTAGCCGCTCTGAGTGTTTCCCGGATCAATCGCCAGAATTGTGCCCATCAGGCCACCTCCTTTGTTCAAAGTCTTTGCATTCCTCTCCGGAAAAGTACATCCGTTCTAGTTCTTCCTCGGAGAACGGTTCTGCCCTGTGCTTCAAGCACCGATACGGATAAAACGTAGTTCTTTCTGTATTCCAGATTCTTGCAAGTCAGGCAGCAATCCTGCATCAGTTTTCCTCCTTTCACGCTCCCACGAGCAAATCGCAATCCGCTCATTCGGCAGCTCCATCCATCTCCGCCCCGCATTTCCCGCAGAAATTATGCCACCGCGAGCACAGCGTTGCGCCGCACACCGGGCAGTAGTCATACGGGATGTCCACATGCACCATATTCCTGCGGTAAAGTGTAGAGCGGTCTTCCGCTAAAACTCCGATCTCCTCATGGTATCCCACAATCGTCTTCTTGCGCACTTCCGTCACCGGCGTTCCATGCACCACCTCCGCAACGTCGGCGGCGGGCTGACGCAGCAGGAGCGTTTTCACACGCTGAGGCGTCCAGTTCGGATTTTCCGCGTTGCAGGATTCAAAGTCTTTCAGCGCCTCGGTTCTGCTGATAAATTCTTCAGGCATCGCGCACCTCCACACCTGCGTTATCCAGTATATCTTCAAGCAACATCTCGTTGTCGTCGCCTACATATTCACCGCGTTCACCAAAATACTGGTATGAGGTATATTCTCTTGCCTCGATTCCGGCGATCCGCCGCAGTACCTCGTTGTATTCATCGAGTCCTCTTTCCGCCGCGTCCATTATTTCCTGCAGTTGTGCGCTTGTTATGTGCTTAGCCATCCTTCTTGCCCTCCATTTCCTGCATCGCCCGTTCGACCTCTCCAATGTCAAAAAGCCCCACTTTCAGCCCGCTTGGCGTATTCTGTCCATGCGCATACGCCGTCAAGTAGATATTCCAGTGATCCGGTCTGTAAGAAACTCCGTCCCGCGCAATATCAATGCTAGAATATCCCTTGCACGGCAGCACCACCACGCGCCCGTCCTTGTCGGCCTCGGCAAGCTCGCGGAGGCGGGTATAATTGCAAAGGCTCTCCAAATCTGCAATGCGCATTAGCTTCAACGCAATCTCGTCAGCCTTGTCTTTTGGCAGAACTTCCTCCGGCTCACATCTGCTGTCCTCGTAGGACGCAAGTCGATCACACGCCGCTGTTTCAAACGGGCAATCATTGATTTTGCACCCGCTTCCGTAGCACGGTTCTTCGAAGCAGCGCGGGTAATAGGCATGACGAATTTGTTCGTCATTCCATTCAGTCAGTCGTTCCATAGTTCTTCCTCCACATACCGCCAGCTCTGCGGCGGGCGCGTGATTGGCCTGGGCGCAAGGCCGAATTCTGTCTCCCGCTGCAGACAGGCAAACTCCCATAGATCGCGCGGGTGATCGTAAATTTTGAGGTTGGAAATGTGCCATCCGTAGCCGACGCCGCCGTCCAGATACTTCTCCAGCTCGTCTTTTGTCAGGCAGGCATCTGCAAGAAGCGTATCAAGTGGTGTGCAGTCCATGTTCCAATCGCAGATGCAATATTTCGGCGGTTCACAGATTGCTCCTACTCTGACGATCCTTTCAAAAATGTCGTCGCATACAAACTCGCCTATGACGCCGCCCTGAACCGAACGGTAAATGTAGCACTTAAACGGCGTATCCATCTTCGGGCGCGTCTTACGCACCTCAATGTTCTTCCGCCCGTTGATGATCTTCTCACACCACTCCGGGCGAATGCTGATCAGTACAGCTTTACTCATGCCTTTCCTCCTTCCTCCGGCGCTTCCGGCAGCGGCATCCAGTGGGTGACCTCCACGTCTTGCCCCCATGTATCAAACCATTCGCCGTATGCGTAATTTGCAATGAGTGCATCCCCGTCAGCATTTAGCGCAAGCTGCGGCATATCATACTCTGGCGTTTTTTCTATCACGGAAATCCACCGCTGTTTCTCCCGCAGCGCCGCATTCTCGGCGGTCAGGCGCTCGATGAGGTCGGCTGCGCACTTATGCATCTCGTCCATGCAGTTTTTATAGCTCACTGCCGGGCAGCGAGCGCACGGTGCCCCAAATTGGCAGCGCCGCAGCGCCTGCACGATTTTCTTGTCTGTCATAGCGCGTCTTCCTCCATTCCTTCAAGAACCATTTGTCCCGGCAGTTCATCCGGATTTAACAGCGCGGCTTCCGGATCCCG